GGATTTGAGAACTATGTGGGCTTGTCCATGAGGAAGTTGCTCATCAATCAATACGAACCCGTCACACTTGATGAACCGTTTGTGGGATATCTTAGCGACGAACCCACGGTCTCGTGGACCGAGGATGGCGACCGCTGGACGCTCTCGGATGAAGATATCGCAAAAGACTTCTGGGGATGACGAACGTGCCGAAAGTCTAAATACAGGTATAGGTATCCGCAGTTACATCTGGCGGCACAAATTTCGCGGTATTCTTTTTTCACCGAATCCCGTTACGAAGGAGATATAGGGTTATGGCATTTCAAGTTTCGCCCGGCATTAATGTTTCTGAACGGGATCTGACAACGGGCGTCGTAAACGTCTCCTTGTCGTCCGGCGGATTCGTTGGCCCTTTTGTGTGGGGACCATGTTTGCAAGTGCAGAATGTTAGCAGTGAGGTTGACTTGGTGGCTCAGTTCGGTGAACCAGATGCCAACAATTTCCAATATTGGTACTCTGCTGCGGCATTTCTCGCATACTCCAATACGCTCAAAGTTGTTCGGGCAATCAGCGGCAATGCGCTGAATGCGACGGGTGAGGTCAAGTCAACCACCGGCACAGGGATGGCGAATACCTCGACGACAGCCATTACCGGAACAGGTACGCTGTTCTCGACTGAATTGGTTGTCGGCCAAACAATTACGCTTGGAACAGACGAAGAAGCCACTGTCGCCACGATTGTCGACAACACACACATCACCGTCTCTTCTGCGTTGAGCGGCGCCGTTTCTGGTGCCAATACCTATACCACATACGGTGTGCTTATTAAGAACGATACCCACTGGGATTCGTCCTTTGCATCCGGCACTTCGGGATACGGAGCCGTTGCAGCTAAGTGGCCGGGTGATTTGGGAAATTCGCTCAAGGTGAGTATCTGCCCATCCGCAGCGGCCTTCCAAGCGAATGCGACCGGTAGTCTCGTCACGACAGCAGGTAGCGCGACGGTCACCGGCACCGGAACACTCTTCCAGACTGAACTGATTGTTGGTGATTACGTCCTCATCAATAAGAAGCGATATCAGGTGAAGTCGGTAGCATCCAATACGTCGATGACCATGGAAAAGTCGGTGACCACCGCGAATACGTGGACAACCACCAATTGGCAGCGTCAGTGGGAATACTGGGACGACTTCGACGCCGCGCCGGGAACAAGCGCGTATGGAACTGACCACGGAGCTACCACCGACGAAATGCATGTGGTAGTCACGGACGAGGATGGGAAATTCGAGGGCTTGGTTGACAATCCCGTCGAACGATATGCCTACGTTTCGAAAGCCTCTGATGGCAAGTCTCCAAACGGCGACAACAACTACTATGTCAATGTGCTGAATCGCCAGTCTGCATATGTATGGTGGTTAGCGCATGTGGGCACCACGACAAACTGGGGTTCAAAAACACTGGGTTTGACCTTTGGTAGTAAGTCGCTGCCGTACACGAAGTCGCTGCAAGGTGGCAACGACGAGAACGAGAACATCACCGTTGGTCAGGTTGAAACAGGATGGGACCTCTTTGTCGACCCGGACTCGACAGAAGTTTCGCTACTGATTACCGGTCCTGCGGCACCATCGACATTGGGCACTTATGTCGTGGACAACATCGCCGCCGTGCGCAAGGATGCCGTTGCATTCTTGTCGCCACTGAAAGCCAGTGTGGTGGACAATCTCGGGAGCGAGAACGCGTCAATCACGACCGACAGAAACAATCTCCCATCGAGCAGCTATGCCGTAATGGATAGCGGCTGGAAATACACATACGACAAGTACAACGATGTATATCGTTGGGTGCCACTCAACGGGGATGTTGCGGGCTTGGCAGCGCGGACCGATCAGACGAACGACTCGTGGTACTCACCCGCCGGCTTCAGTCGCGGCAATATCAAGAACGTGGTGAAACTCGCATGGACACCAAAGCAGGCTGACCGTGATGACCTCTACAAGATCGGCGTCAACTCGGTAGTGAGTTTTCCTGGTCAGGGTGTGTTGTTGTATGGTGACAAGACGATGTTGAATCGTCCAAGTGCGTTTGACCGCATCAATGTTCGTCGATTGTTCATTGCCCTAGAGAAGACGATTTCGCAGTATGCGAAAGACAATCTGTTTGAGTTCAATGATGAGTTCACACGGTCGCAATTCACGAATGTGGTTGAGCCATTTCTACGAACTGTCAAAGCGCGTCGGGGTATCACAGACTTCTTGGTCGTCTGCGACTCGACGAATAACTCGGCGGATGTTGTGGACAGGAATGAGTTCGTTGGAACTATCTTTGTGAAACCGAGCCGTTCAATTAACTTCATCCAGTTGAACTTTGTAGCCGTGCGTAGCGGTGTGGCGTTCCAAGAGGTAATCGGCGCAGTCTAACGCGCGTCTAGAGGAGAACAGGTATGTCATTTAATCTTGACCAGTTTCGTAGTAAACTCAAGGATGGTGGTGCGCGGCCAACACTCTTCGAGATGGAATTGCGATGGCCGTCAACGATAAGGGCCGGAAACGATGCAGCCCAAGCGTCGCGATTTATGGTGAAAGTTGCGGAGATTCCGGCATCGACCGTGGCTGCGATCACGGTTGGGTATTTCGGACGCAAACTCAATGTAGTTGGCGATCGCTCATACGCCCCGCTCACGGTGACAGTCATCAATGATGAAGATTTCATCATTCGCCGAGCGACGGAGGAATGGATAGACCGTATGTCGGGTGCCAGTAGTGCAGTCTCGCAGTATCGGGGCGGTAGTGCTGAGGGGGGATATACATCAAAACTGTCAGTGACCCAATTTGGTCGTCAAGGTGAAAGATTGCGCACGTATGATTTTATAGGCGCGTTCCCCACTGAGGTGTCGTCGATTGCCTTGGGCTGGGACAGCACCGATACCATTGAAGATTATACCATCGGATTCGCTTATCAGTGGTGGGAAGTGGCCGGAGAACTTCCAACACGCGAAGCGCCGGTGGTTAATGTTGATGTTAATGTTGGTTAATAAATAGTTCGTCTATCAAGGAGGGCCCTTTCGGGGGTCCTCCAACAATGAACGTGTCTTATATCATTCACCTTCCTTCCGAGGATATATAATTGCCCCGCTTATTTGGATTTGAGTTTGATTGGAATAGGCGGTCATCTGCGCCCGTTGCAGTCAACAATGACGCACCCTCGTCCAATACCGTTAGTTTCGTGCCGCCTGACAATCAGGACGGCGCACTTAACGTTCAATTTGGCGCGGCCGGCGGACATTTTGGCTACTACCTCGACCTCGACGGTGGCATTGTTGACGACTTCCAACTTATCAATCGCTATCGCGAGATGCAAATCATCGCGGAAGTTGATGAGGCGATTGACCAAATCGTTAACGAACTCGTTGTACAAGATGCGGACAGACTACCCGTCTCTCTCAATCTTGACTTCACTACCCTCACACCAGAATTAAAAGCCCGTGTTCAGGCGGAGTTCATCAATCTACTAAAGATGATGAACTTCCATCGGGATGCGTATAGCATTGTGCGTCAGTGGTACATTGACGGGCGACTCTATCTACACTTGGTGGTGGATGAGGGCAACACCAAAGCTGGTATTCAGGAATTGCGTCTTGTTGACCCGCGCACGATTCGCAAGGTTCGCGAAGTCCAGAGCAAGCGCCATACCGAGACGCAGTCCGATATCATCGAAGTGGAACGCGAATACTTCGTCTACAACCCAATGGGCTTTGTCTCGCCGAGTGGTAGTGGTGCGTCACAGTCACCCAACGGTGCGCTGATGAACTACAACGGCGTGCGTATCGCCGCAGACTCGGTTGCGTTCTGCCCGTCCGGCCTGTACGACGCGAACAAGCGCACCGTGCTATCGTGGTTGCACAAAGCTATCAAGCCACTGAACCTTCTGCGGATGGTGGAAGATTCCTCGGTCATCTATCGTGTCTCTCGTGCGCCGGAGCGCCGCGTGTTCTACATCGATGTCGGCAATCTCCCGAAAGCCAAAGCCGAACAGTATCTCTACGACATCATGCAGAAGCATCGGAACAAGTTGGTGTATGATACCGTGACTGGCGAGGTACGGGACGACCGCAAGTTCATGAGTATGCTCGAAGATTTCTGGCTGCCGCGCCGCGAAGGTGGCAAGGGCACAGAAGTCACCTCGTTGCCTGGTGGTGCGAATCTTGGGCAGATGGAAGATGTCGATTACTTCCGTCGTAAACTGTATCGCGCCTTGAGTCTGCCACCATCGCGTATCGATCAGGGGCAGGGTTTCAATCTCGGGCGTGCATCAGAGATTACACGCGACGAACTGCGGTTCAACAAGTATATTCATCGCTTGCAAGTGCAGTTCGATTATCTGTTCGACCAGTTGCTAGAACGGCAGCTTCGTCTCAAGAATGTCATGACGGAGGCCGAGTGGTATGACATTAAAGACAGCCTTCGGTATACCTGGCAACAGGATTCGTACTTCGAAGAATTGAAGATGAACGAAATTCTGACAACGCGCATGAATTTGGCGTCACAAGCCGATGCGTTTGTTGGGCGATATTACTCTGAAGCGTTTGTCAAGCGCGACATCCTCAAGCTAACGGACGATGATGTTGTACAGATTGCACAGGACAATCGTGAGAGCCCGCCCGAACCTGCCGGGCGGCCTGGTGAAGACGACACATTTGATCACGAGGCCGACGAAGCCTTGCGCAAGAATAATTCACCGGCGGGAAAGACAGACTCAAATTTTTCTCCTGCGGATGATGACATGAATACCACATCTCCAAAGAAGACTACGGACAACTAAATAGGAATACGCTATGGCCATTACATCAGGGACCGCCAATGTTCATATCCTTACAGAGAGCGCACAACACGCTACTGTGCGGTGTCTGTATTATACCAGCAATGGCACAGACGAAGTAGATGTGCTGAAGGTAAATACTGCGGCACTGACACATAAAACCGTGGCGCTCACGACAGCTACACGTCTTGGAGTCTTCCAGTCGGGAGATACCGTAACAGGTCAGACGAGCGGGAAGACCGCACAGATTGTCGAATGGCGCCGCGCGGCGAATACAATCATCGTAACGAATGCGTCGGGAGCATTCACAGATGGTGAGGATCTGACGACTACAGTTACTGGCAGCACCGCCGCGTTAGCTGCGTCGGATGCGTCATTGGATTTGGTTCGCGAACTAGCCATTCGCAGCATCTGGTATTCCATCGACCCCGACATGACGGTCGAACTGGGATTCAAGGGTGGGAACCTAGATCCTGGTTCCGCGACGGTCATCGTTCCTGCGGTGCTTCTCTCCGGTTCTGGTTACTTCGGTAAAAATGCGCTTGCGGGGCAGATTATCTCCAATGCGATAGGTATCGGTACCGAAGCAGACGGCAGTTTTTACATTAGCACCTATACGACGGCGAGCGCGAAGGCCGCCTATACCGTCATCGTCGACTTGGTGAAATTACGCGGGTATGCTCCGAGCGGACTCTAAAGGATATTTTATGAATTCATTTACACAACTCGTACAGAACGTCAAGGATGGTAACTGGCAAGGCGCCGGGCAGACCTTCAAAGAGATTATGCAACAGAAGGTGGCGGACCGTGTTGATATTGAGCGTCGAACCATCTTCAAGGAAGACACCATCCCGTTCTCGTCGGATTACAAGAAGTACTTCGACTCGATGCTGAAGAAGTGGAACGTTTCGTCACCCGCAGATATTCCCGCCGACAAGAAGGACGATTTCTTCAAGGCAGTCGACGCGGGGTATACGGCAAAGAACGAAATTACAGATGACGAAGCGGAGGGGAAGGCGCTGCTGGATGAGCCGTACCCAAAAGAGGTCGACGAAGACGACGACGAAGGCGCGTTGCCTTATGGACGACCCGACGACCCTCCACACCGAGGGGATGAATAACCTATGAAACTTATCGCCGAAGTTTACGATCACGTTAAGCCGTTGGTGGAAGCCACGGAGGGTGGGCAGAAAACCTATACCATCGAAGGCGTGTTCCTCCAGGCGGAAGTGAAGAATCGTAATGGGCGTACGTATCCAATGGCGGTGTTGCAACGCGAAGTTGCCCGCTACAATGAGGAGTATGTTACGCAGAATCGTGCGTTGGGTGAACTCGGGCATCCCGAGTCGCCGAACATCAATCTTGATCGTGTCAGTCACATGATTACGAAGCTGGAAGCAAACGGATCGGACTTCATGGGCCGCGCGAAGATTATGGACACGCCATACGGCAAGATTGTGAAGTCCTTCATTGACGAGGGCGTCAAGTTTGGCGTATCGTCTCGTGGTGTTGGTTCGTTGAAAGACTCCACGGATGGAGATGTTGTTGCAGATGATTTCTTTCTTGCGACAGCCGCGGACATCGTTGCTGACCCAAGCGCACCACAAGCGTTCGTTCGCGGCCTGCGGGAGCAGCACGAATGGGTTTGGGACAACGGAACGTTGTCAACCGCACAAGTGCAGAAACTCCAGACAGCTATCACCAAAGCACCTGTGAAAACCCGATCACAAGCACGGGCGTTG